TACATAGTACTACGTCGCATTGAATGTAACCTATATTATACATATACAATAGAATGTAATACAGAAATATACTAGACGTCACTTCGTGACATACGTAAGTATTCAAAATGCCGAAGGCGTCAAGGGCAAAACCCAGTAACCATGCGGGTTTGTAAGCATTTAGTCTCAAGAACACTCAAGGAATAATGCTCAAGTAGTACGAAACAATGAATGAATAATACTGGAGTGGTACATTACACCCTAAAGCAAGTTCTATACCTGACTGCTTTCAAGGGTTATTCCGCATGATGAAATGTCAGAGTAAATTACTCAAGTATGCTCAAGGGGTAGCCCAGGGGTGTAGGGGTAGGTTCATATTGGTGCAATGCACCTTCTAAATTTCTACAAGAAATATCAACAATGGCTCTTCTGTATATCCTCAAGCATAATTCTCAAGAGTGTGCTTAAGAATATACTCAGCATAACGTTCCTTTGACTAAGGGATAGGTATAGACGTATGCTTCGCATACACGTAAGTATGTCCGAAGGACGTATAGAGATATAATAGATTGTGTTGTATGTGCGACACAGTGTTTAACAATAAAGGAATAGAATGAGTAAGATTGTTTTGAACGATGTTACCAATCTGAGTTCTTTGTCAGTTATTAACGATAACTTCGATAAGATTGAACAAGAGCTTCAGAATAAAGTTCATTATAGGGATAATCCCGAAGGTGAGCCTAATACGTTTGAGAATGATGTAGACCTGAATGGTAATAACATTTACAACGTAGAGAATTTGACAGTAGCTAATTCGTTTACAGTTAATGGGAAGAACATTGAAGAAGTTGTAGATGATGCTATTGCAGGTATTGAGCAAAGTGCTGAGAGTGCTGCTAACAGTGCTACAGCAGCTGCTAACAGTGCAGCTAGTTCTTCTAGCTCTGCTGCATCAGCTACAGCTAGTGCAACTACAGCTACAACTAAAGCGTCTGAAGCTAGTACGTCTGCGACTAATGCGGGAAGCTCAGCAACAGCAGCAGCCTCATCCGCTACAGCCAGTGCTGCTTCGGCTACGGCTGCCTCAGGCTCTGCGACAAGTGCGGCCTCTAGCGCTTCTACAGCTACGACACAAGCTTCTAATGCTTCGTCTAGTGCTAGTGCTGCTGCTACATCTGCCACTAATGCTTCTAACAGTGCTACAGCTTCGGCTTCTAGTGCAACAGATTCTGCCAACTCTGCTTCATCTTCTGCTGCTAGCGCTGCTGCTGCTGCTCTTGCTCTTGACAACTTTGATGATCGTTATCTAGGAGTGAAGACAGCTGCTCCTACGTTGGATAATGATGGCAATGCTTTGGTTGCTGGTGCGCTGTACTTTAACAGCGGAGCTGTAACACCTGCTGACAAAGGCATGTGGGTGTATGACGGTGGCACATGGATTGCTGCCTCTGCTGCTTCACAAGCTATTATGGTGACATATGAATATGTTGCTACACAGGGGCAAACAACATTCACGGGTGCTGATGCTAATGCGCTAATGTTGAGCTATACAGTTGGTAGTATTGTAGTTACGCTGAACGGTGTTAAACTTCGTCCAGGTAATGACTACACTGCGAGCACTGGTAATAGCGTTGTGCTGTTGTCTGGTGCTGCTGCCGGTGATGACTTAGTGGTTGATGCGTTTGCTACGTTTGACATTGCTAATACATACACACAGGCTCAGGCTGATGCTCGATATCTCAGTTCCACAAATGGCTCTGTGACTCAAGCTAAGTTAGCCGCTGGGGTGGCTGGTAATGGGCCTGCGTTTAGTGCTTATTTGAGTGGGAGCAACCAAAGCTATACAACAAACACCTCTCAGATTGTTGCCTTAAACGCAAAAGAGTTTGATACCGATTCTCGTTTTAACGCAACTGGATCGGTTGTCAACAGTATTCCTGCTTATTCATTTATGCCAAATGTAGCTGGTTACTATCAGATCAATGCTTGCATTTACCATAATGGCGCAGTTTACTCAGCTCAATTGCAAACCATGATCTATAAAAATGGCTCTAGTTTTAAAAGCAATCTTGTCGTAGCACAGGGCGCAATATTAGATGGGACTGTTGCAATATCAGCTCTTGTTTATTTCAATGGTTCAACCGACTATGTGAGTTTGTATGGTTCTAATTCTCAAGCGACTCCATTCTTTTCTGCTGGTCCTGCCTCAACATTCTTTTCAGGTTCTCTTGTAAGGGCAGCATGATGACAACTCTTTACGAACGCATCAAAGCCATCTATCCTGAACTCACAGACCGTGACTTCATGGAGCACATCCACTTGCAAAACGACAGCGATGGCCGTGGCGATTACATCGCTGCATGGGACCACCCAACACTGGTCCGCCCAACACCTGAACAACTTGAAGGAGCAACACAATGACACGCTCAAGAGAATTAGCAGAACTAGCTTCTGCATATGACAGTGGGAACTCTTTAGGTTTCCGCAACCGCATTATCAACGGCGGGATGGTCATCGATCAGAGGAATGCTGGGGCGAGTGTGGTGCTTACTACCACCCAATATGTGATAGACCGTTGGAGATCTGAACTTAGCCCCGCAACAGGAGGTGCTTATTCTGTGCAACGGTCAGCCACAGCCCCTATTGGTTTTAGCAATAGTGCGCTCATGACCGTAACCACTGCGGATACTTCAATTGCAAGCACAGACTATTACGATTTCCAACAGTTTATTGAAGGCTTCAATGTGGCTGATTTGGGTTGGGGCACGGCTAGCGCACAGGCGATCACCATTTCTTTTTGGGTTCGCTCTTCATTGACAGGCACCTTTGCAGGTTCGGTCGGAAATGGCGCTGCTAACCGTTCTTATGTTTTCACATACACGGTAAGTGCGGCCAACACTTTTGAGTACAAGACTGTCACCATTCCCGGAGACATTAGCGGTACTTGGCTGACGGACAATGGCCGTGGTTTGTGTCTTACTTTTGACTTGGGAAACGGCAGCAACTATCAAGCGTCTGCTGGTTCTTGGGTTGGGCAATACGCAGTTGGAACAGCGGCCAGCATCAAGTTGATTTCAACCGCAGGAGCCACCTTCTACATCACCGGAGTCCAACTGGAAGCAGGTACTGTTGCATCCCCGTTTGAGCGCAGGGACTACGGGCGTGAGCTACAAATGTGTCAGCGGTATTTTTGTTTGTTTAACAGTTCTACTGGCGCTGCTTACTTAGCTGCTGGTTCAGGGGCTCAGGCGCGGTCTGCATTTTATTTTCCAGTCACTATGAGATCTGCTCCAACAATTACCGTAGGTACAATGGCATCTTCATTAAACATAACAAGTGACTCATTTTCAGCAATCACGGCTGATGCAAAAGGCGGTACTTATGATATTGTGCAAGGTGCGTCTGCTGGTAATTATTTTGCATCGCGTGTTGACAACAAGGCATCCTCAGAGTTGTAAGGAAACATCATGTACCAACTTCTCCCCGACACCCCAATGGGCGCAGCAACCTGCATCAAACGCATTGCTGACAACGCCTTCATTCCGATGGACCCCACCAACACAGACTACGCTGAGTACCTGAAGTGGCTGGCTGAAGGCAACGAGCCGCTGCCTGCTGACGCACCGGAGCAATCAACATGATCTACATCCCCTACGCTCTGGCCTACTTGGCAGTGGCTGCGCTGTCCACCTACGCCTTGTACGTATTCTACGCTGCGGTGATGAACGTCAAACGAGTGCGCGACGCTGGCAAGCTGACAACGCTGGGAAAAGTGTTTGGCTATCCAACACTTGTCATCGGTTTGCTGCTTGACCTGTATGTCAACGTGTTCGTGATGACGTTCATTTTGCTGGAAGTTCCGCGCGAATGGACCGTGACAAGCCGCCTCAAGAGACACCACGCCAACGATACAGGCTGGCGCTTGGCCGTGGTCAAGTTTTTTGAGCCAGTGCTTGACCCTCTTGATCCATCAGGAGATCATATTTAATGGAACAGCAAGATATTAGCCATAAAGAGATTTATGACCGACTTCTTGTTGTAGAACAAGCTGTAGCATCTCTCTCTTCTAATACGTCAGAGATGCTTTCGGCATTTAACGCAGCTAAAGGAGCTTTCACAGCTCTTGAATGGATTGGTAAAGTGATTAAGCCTTTAATCGTTATCGGTACATTCCTTGCTGCTATTGCCGCATACTGGAGTCATAGATGATTTTAGAAACCCTTATTGGTGCTTTAGTCCCTATCGGAGCTGAGGCCATTAAGCAAGGGGTTTCCAAATTGATGGGTGGTGTAAAACCAGCTACAATTGACGAACAAATTAAGCTCGATCAGAGTGAGATTAGTCGTCTGGAAGCCCTTGCTAAATTAGACACCCCTGTTGGACAACCAAGCCAATGGGTGATTGATCTTCGAGCTTCTGCTCGCTATATTGGTGCCTTAGCTGTTATTGCTACAGGTATTGGTACATTGTACATTACTGGTCTTGATCCTTCGGTGAAGATGGTGGCTCTTGAAGCTGCCAATATTGCTTTTGGTTTCTTGTTTGGCTCGCGTATTGTTAATACATGGGGACGTAAATGACATATCAACTAGGTCAACGATCTCTTGATCGAATGAAAGGTGTTGATGCCGATTTAGTACGTGTCATTAAACGTGCTATTGAGATTACACCGATTGACTTTACAGTTCTTGAAGGTATTCGTACTCTTGAGCGTCAAAAAGAGATTATGGCTGCAGGTTTTACTCAAACAATGAAGAGTAAACATTTAATAGGCCGTGCAGTTGATCTAGGGGCTCTTAAAGATGGTGTAATCACCTGGGATAAGCAACCCTACGTTGACATCTCAAAAGCTGTTAAACAGGCCGCAAATGAGCTTGGTGTCTCTATCCGTTGGGGCGGAGACTTCAAGAGTTTTTTTGATGGAGTTCATTATGAACTCTTATAAAAGACTTACTCAGGTTTGCAAAACATGCGCTGTTGAAAAAGCTATTGAATCTTTTGATTGGGATAAGAATCGTCCAAATCCACGTACTACATGTAAAAGCTGTCGATATAAAACACGAGATATTCGCGTTGAAAACGAACAAGCTAAACAACGTAAGAAGATTTGGTTTGAGGCTAATAAAGAAATTATTAGACAAAAAGCCGAACTGAGATTGTATGGGATTACTAAAGAGCAGCTAGGTCAAGATTGTTGTCAAATTTGTGGTGGTTATCAACGTCTTAGTATTGACCACGATCACAATACAGGTAAAGTTAGAGGGTTGCTATGTTCACCCTGTAACATTGGACTAGGTGGATTCAAAGATAATCCTCACTCTTTAACAAAAGCCATTGAATATTTAAAAAACATTTGACGGACCTCATTATGAACTTATGTAATGGATGATAAACGATCTCTCATGCTCGATAGCATGGGTAAATACCGTACTCAGTCATTGTTCCTTGAACTAGGATATGGTGATGAAGCGGTCTTCACATTGAAGGATATTGACCATTCTCTTAACGATAAATCTTATGTTTCGTTGAAGAGGTTGTATCTGGAATGTGAAGACCCAACTGAATATGAATTTGCTACACAACATTTGCTTGGATGGAAACATTGGCAACGTCTGTGTGAAAATAAAATATTGCGAAAGCATATTGACGAATGGCGTGATGAGCTGGAGGTAAAGCTTCGTTCACAAGCCATCCTAGAAGCGATTAAACAGGCCCGTAACGGTACATTTCAAGCTGCTAAATGGGTAGCTGACCGTGGCTGGTCTACGCGTGCTGCAGGACGTCCTAGTAAAGCTGATGTTGAACATGAAAAGAAAATCATGGCTCGCATTGACAGCGAATACGGGGAAGACGTAGTGCGTATGTTCCAACAGAAACAAGGATAATACATGGCATCGGAAGATGAGGTTTGGCGTAAACAAGCTGCATTGAAACTAGAGAAAATGCCTGAAGAGGCTAAACAGATTCGTGAAACAGCAATCAACGACCTCTTCTTCTTTGCTCGTCTAGTTAATCCAGGTTATGTCTACGGAGATATTCATAAAGAACTCTTCGTATGGATGCAAGAGTATAGCCTATACGGCCAAGGACATGGGCAGTCCACTAACAAGCTCATTATGCTCCCTCGTGCTCACCTTAAGAGTCACATGGTTGCTACATGGGCTGCATGGATTATCACTCGCCATCCAGAAGTAACATGTCTATACGTTTCTGCTACAGCTGAGCTGGCAGAGACGCAGCTTTATGCTATTCAAAATATCTTAGCAAGTACAGTGTATCAGCGGTATTTTCCTGAGTATATTAATCCGCAAGAGGGTAAGCGAGAAAAATGGAGCCAACGTAAGTTTACAATTGACCATGTTAAACGTAAACAAGAAGGTATTCGTGATGCAACAGTGTCTACTGCCGGGTTGACAACTAATACAACTGGCTGGCACGCTGACATCATTATTGCTGACGACTTGGTTGTTCCAGAAAATGCTTACACTGAAGATGGTCGTGATGGGGTTATGAAGAAAAGCTCCCAGTTCACTTCTATCCGAAATGCTGGTGGATTTACAATGGCATGTGGTACTCGTTACCATCCATCTGATGTATATGCTACTTGGAGAGCCCAGGAATACGATGTATTCAATGACACTGGCGATATTGTAAACAGAGAAAAAGTTTGGGAAATGAAAGAATACGCTGTGGAAACAGATGGTATTTTCTTGTGGCCCAAAGCTATGCGTTCAGATAAGAAGTTCTTCGGATTCGATGCACAGGTACTCGCACGGATTAGAGCTGAATATTCTGACCGTGTACAGTTCTATGCACAGTATTACAACGATCCCAACGATCCAGGTTCCAATCGAATTGACCGCGAACGATTTCAATATTACGACAAGAAGTTTATTCGACAAGAGAACGGTAGTTGGTATTTTAAACGTAAACGTCTAAACGTCTATGCTGCTATTGACTTTGCTTTCAGTTTAAGCAAGAAGTCAGACAACACTGCTATTGTAGTGATCGGTGTAGATGAAGACAATAACATTTACGTGTTAGATATTGCAGTGTTCAAGAGTGATAAGATTAGTGAGTATTTTAATCAACTTGCTGGCTTACATTCTAAATGGGAATTCAAGAAGCTACGGGCTGAAGTAACTGTTGCACAAGCAGTTATTGTTCGCGACTTGAAAGATAAGCTACGTGAAGAAGGGATGACCCTCTCTATTGATGAGCATCGTCCTACACGTAATGAAGGTACTAAAGCTGAGCGTATTGCTTCTGCTTTGGAACACCGATATGAAAACCAATCTATTTGGCACTTTAAAGGGGGCTACATCGACATGCTTGAGGAAGAACTTATCCTAGCACGTCCAGCCCACGATGACATTAAAGATGCCCTTGCAAGCGCTGTAGAGATTGCAGTAAAGCCCAAACGTTCAAGAGAATCTGAAGAAGGTTCTACTAACGTCATTCAGTTTCACAACCGCTTTGGCGGAATACGTTTTAGGTAAATAATGGCAAGTAAACCACTAGAAATTACATCAATGTTTGGCCGAGATAATGAAGCCAAATACATTGCTCATACATGGCATACATACAACACACAGCGACAACCTAAGCTTGAGCTTTGGAAAGAGCTTCGTAATTATGTGTTTGCTACCGATACAACCACTACCACTAACAAAACACTGCCTTGGAAAAACAGCACTACGCTGCCTAAGCTGTGTCAGATTCGTGACAACCTTCACTCCAATTACATCTCTGCATTGTTCCCTAACGACGAGTGGCTGCAGTGGGAAGGCTACAACGCGGATGCGGCTGTAAAAGACAAAGCATTGGCTATCGAAGCGTATATGTCTAACAAGACACGAGAAAGCCATTTCAGAACCGAAATGAGCAAATGCTTGTATGACTATATCGACTATGGAAATAGCTTCGCTACGGTCGATTTTGAGGCTTCCTACCGCACTGATGATAAAGGGTATAAGACTCCTCAGTACATTGGACCTCGTGTGCGTCGTATCAGTCCTTTGGATATTGTTTTTAACCCATTGGCACAGACATTTAAAGAATCATTTAAAATCATTCGTTATGTTAAACCTATTGGTGAACTTAAGCGGATGGCTGATTCCGAACCAGATAACGCATATCTGAAAGAAGCTCTTGCTAAACGCAATGAGATGGTGAAGTATGCTAATGCCTATGGCGTTGAAGACGGCGATAAATCTGATGCCATGCAAGTGGATGGTTTTGGTAATTATAATGAATATCTGCAGAGCGGTTATTTTGAAATGCTCATCTTCTACGGTGACATTCATAATCAAGAAACTGGTGAACTGCAAGTAGGTCGTACCATCACTGTTATTGACCGTATGTTCGTCATTAACAACTCTCCGTATCCTTCGTGGCTGGGGCATTCTCCGGTGTACCATGTAGGGTGGCGTACCCGACCTGATAATCTCTGGTCTATGGGGCCTTTAGAGAACTTGGTGGGCATGCAATATCGCATTGACCATCTGGAGAACTTGAAAGCAGATGCCATGGACTTGGCAGTGCTTCCTCCTTTGGTTATCTCAGGTGAAGTGGAAGCATTCAAATATGGTCCAGGCGAAGAGATTCACATTGATGAGAATGGAAGTGTAACAGAACTTGCTCGTAACGTCCAATGGGTGATTACAGCTGAACAAGGTATTGACAAGCTTGAGATGCGAATGGAACAATACGCTGGTGCTCCACGAGAGGCTATGGGTATTCGTTCTGCAGGTGAGAAAACAGCTTTTGAAATCCAACAGCTGCAGAATGCCGCAGGACGTATCTTTCAAGAGAAGATTACTACATTCGAGATTGAATTGCTGGAACCTATTCTCAACGCTATGTTGGAGACAGGACGCCGTAATTTGGATCAAGTAGATGTTATCCGTGTCATCAATAACGACTTGGGCGTTAAACAATTTATCAACATCACTAAAGACGATATTACCGCCTCTGGCATTCTTCGTCCTATTGGTGCTAGACATTTTGCAGCTCAAGCTCAGATGGTACAGAACTTAACGCAGTTGTCTAATACACAAATCTGGCCTCAAATCTCTGCTCACATTAGTTCTATCGAACTGGCTAAGATGGTTGAGGATTTGCTTAACATCAACCGTTTCAAGTTGGTACGCCCTAACGTAGCAATCTTTGAACAACAAGAAACTCAACGACTTGCTGGTCAAGCTCAAGAAGACTTGATGGTTGAACAATCAATGCCTGTTCCAGAATGAAAACTATTCTAACTAAAGGGTTAGACGACAAGAGAGCTGAAGAATTAGTCTCCGACTTTAAGGCTTCAGCTTTCCTTCGTGAACGCCTCTCGGCTATTTTATCTGATAAAGCTGATGCGTTACGAAGAGAAGTACGTACTAAAACGAAGTATGAATCGCCCTCTTGGGCGTATGTACAAGCTGACTATATCGGTTACGAAAGAGCCATTTACGAAGTTATTTCACTAATTTCTTCAAATTCTGGTGAAAAAGACTGAAATTTGGGGTATTAGCTTACACAAGCAAAGTAAGTAAGTATACTTAATCAGTGAACGTAGTGAACGATTAAGGATATAGTTAGTATTTAATACTAATATACTTATGTAGTAAGTAGTTTCGGATGAGTATTCCGTTAAGGAGGCGGGAGGGACTGTAAATCCCTTGTCTAAGTACTCGCTAGGATCGTTACCTAGATCATCCACCAATTTTTATACGTATAGGAATTCAAATCAGTGTCAGACCCGTCGAAAGACCATCAACAATTCAGACCAGTAACCGGTTATGATGGAAAGTATGAAGTAGATAACCTAGGTAATGTCTACTCAAATGCAAGAGGATCAGTAAGGAAAACTCTAAAACCTCAAATTTATACTAATCACAATGTATCATATGCATACGTCAATCTTTACCGTAGCGGTAAAATGACTGGTTCATCGGTGCACCGTATTGTAGCAAAGGCGTTTTTAGGATATGATGATAAAACTTTAGAAGTTAATCATAAAGATAAAAATACATTAAACAATTGTGTATCTAATCTTGAATGGTGTACTAAACAAGAAAATATTCAACATAGTTTTTCAAAGACATATCAAGTAATAAATCCCGCCGGGGAGCAAATAACGATTTTTAATTTAGAAAAATATTGTCGAGATCATAACCTTGATTCTAGCAATATGAAAAAAGTTATCTCCGGTAAACGAAAAGTTCATAGAGGCTACACCCAGCTTCTAAAATAAATGACAACAGAAACAACATCGATTTTCAATAATCAAAATCCTCCACCCGGAGACAATCAAAACAACGGCGGTAGCAATACGCCACCCGGTAGTAACAATGACCCTCTAGGCAACCTCCTAGCCGGTATTAAGAACGACCGTGGAGAGCAGAAGTACAAATCAGTTGAAGATGCTCTTAACGCTCTGAAGCATTCTCAGGACTATATTCCACAGCTAAGCGATAAACTTCGGCAGCAGGAACAGGAACTCGCAGAAGCTAAAGCAGCAGCAGCTAAGATCACTGAACTGGAACGTACTCTACAGACTCTCACTCAGAATAACACACCTCCTGCATCTACCCCACCGGTTCCAGCAGGATTGTCAAAAGAGGAAATTGCGGAACTCATTTCTAACACTCTGACTACGCAACAGCATGCTGCTGTCGCTAAAGAGAACTTAGGCAAGGTTGTCACCACACTCACAAAGTCGTTCGGTGATAAGGCTGAAGAAGTCTTTTACAACAAAGCCAAAGAACTCGGTATGTCAGTCGTAGAGATCAATTCTCTTGCGGCTAAGTCTCCTCAAGCAGCTTTTAAGCTCTTGGGTCTTGACGGCTCTCCTAGTGCCTCTAGCGCCCCTAATAGCGGCTCTATCAACACTGGTGGGTTCCAGCCTAAGCAAGATTCATTCGTCGGTAAAAACTCTAAACCTACACTCATTGGTGCTACAACTGCTGATTTGCGTGAAGAAACACATAATGCTAAGCGTATGGTGGATGAGTTGCACACTCAAGGACTTTCTGTCCATGATCTTACCGATCCGAAGGTATATTTCAAACATTTTAAGTAAGGATAAACAATGTCTCAAAATCGTGGCAACTCTGCTGCCTTTATCGAAGCCGAACAGTATTCGGCCTTCATTCTCCGCAACCTGCAAGATGGTTTGCTCCCAGGTGTAATGTATCGTAACGTGTCTGACTTCGGTTCTGGCACTACTCTGCACATCAAGACCGTTGGTACTGTCACTATTCAAGACGGTGCTGAAGAAGTCGCATTCGACTACACCCCTATCGAATCGGGTGAAGTGACTCTGACCATCACTGACTACGTTGGCGATGCTTGGTACGTTACTGATGAGTTGCGTGAAGACGGTGCTCAAGTTGAAGCTCTGATGTCGGCTCGCTCTAGCGAATCCACTCGTGCTATTCAAGAAATCTTCGAGACACGTTTCCTGCGTAAGGCTAACACCTCACAGACCAACGCTGCTGCTAACTTGGTGAACGGCTTCGCTCACCGTATTGCTTCGGCTGAAGTGAACAACGTTATTGCTCTGGGTCACTTCATCTCCATGAAGCTGGCTTTCGACAAGGCTAACGTTCCTATGGCTGGTCGCGTTGCCATCGTTGATCCTGTGGTTGCTGCCACTTTGGACAAGCTGGTGACCATTGGTCGTGACGTGACTCCTTTTGGTGCTCAGATTCTGCAGAACGGCTTTGACCGTGACCACCAGTTCCTGATGAACCTGTATGGCTGGAACATCATC